AGGTCTTCCTTACCTAGAGAAAAGATACCCAGGTAAATTAATTTTAGATTACAAATGTGTAGAGTGGGGTATAGATACGTAAATGCCACGGAATTATAAAAAAGAAAATGCTAACTACAAGAGCAAACCAGAACAAATAGCTAAACGGGTAGCACGTAATAAAGCTAGACGTATGGCAGCTAAAGGCGGCCTAGTTAAAAAGGGTGACGGTAAAGACGTAGATCATAAGAATGGCAATCCTTTAGATAATAGAAAAAGCAATTTGCGGGTTATAGCATCATCAAAAAACAGATCATTTCCAAGAAACAAAAAAGCAGGGAAGGCTTAATAGTATGAAACACATATTAAAATTTCTTAACCCTTGGTTCATCTTAAAGATATTTAGGACAAAGACAAAAGAAGATCCCCCTGTAGCATATCTAAAAGGTAAAGCGAGTAAGGAAAAATAATGGCTAGACAATTAACAGCTAATCAAGAGAAGTTTCTTGAAGTTCTATTTGATGATGCAGGGGGCGATGTAGTCGCAGCTAAGAGACTTGCAGGGTATAGTGAAAATACCCCTACACGTCTTATTGTGGAGTCTTTAAAAGATGAAATATCTGATGCTACTCGTTCTTACTTTGCACGTACTGCGCCTAAAGCAGCTATGGCTATGACTCAAGCTCTGTATGACCCAACTGAATTAGGTATACGAGATAAGATGAGTGCAGCTAAAGATTTATTAGATCGGGCGGGTTTAGGAAAAGTAGAAAGAATGGACGTAACCTCATCTAGTGGGGGTGTATTCATTTTGCCAGCTAAAGAAGGAAAAAACGAGTAGTAGGTTGGCAGGAGCAATTATAAATTGGACAAAAGAAGATATGGGTTATTGGGAGTTGCCAAAACCCCTTAAAGGTCAAGAGAGGGACTGGCATACCATTGCACGAGTTACCCTAACTACTATACCCTTCGGATACGAAGTTAATTCATCTAATAAAAGACTATTAGAACCTATTCCTGAAGAACTTGATGCACTGGAACTCGCAAAACAACATATAAAGCAGTATAGTTATAGGGATGTAGCACAATGGCTATCAAGGCAAACAGGGAGAAGTATCTCCCATATGGGTTTAAAGAAAAGAATAAACATTGAGCGAAGACGTAAGAAAGCAGTTATTATTAAGAAGCGTCTTGCCCAGCGCCTCAAAAAAACGCTACAAGAAATTGAAAAACTCGAAAACGGTAGAGTTGGAGCCTACGCAAACGGAAAGTCCTGCATCAAATAAAACTATCCCTGCAGTACCGATGGCAGCCCCATTTAATACAGAAGTTGCACAGGACATAGTTTTTCAACCTAATGCAGGACCACAAACAGACTTCTTATCCTCATCTGAAAGAGAAGTACTATATGGTGGGGCTGCTGGTGGTGGCAAATCTTACGCTATGCTAGCTGATCCACTACACGGGCTAAACAGCCCCAACTTCAGTGGACTATTAGTTCGACACACTACAGAGGAACTCCGTGAGCTTATTCAAAAGAGCCAAGAATTATACCCTCGTGCAATTCCAGGTATCAAATGGTCTGAGAGGAAAAGTCAGTGGATCTCGCCTAGAGGCGGCAGACTTTGGATGTCGTACCTCGACAAAGATATGGACGTTACACGTTATCAAGGTCAGGCGTTTAACTGGATTGGCTTTGACGAGTTAACACAATGGAGTTCTCCTTACGCATGGGATTATATGAGATCTCGCTTAAGAAGTGCTTTTGCAAAAGAACTAGGACTATATATGAGAGCCACCACAAACCCAGGGGGAGCAGGACATAGCTGGGTTAAAAAGATGTTTATTGACCCTTCCCCTTCACGCCAACCTTTTTGGGCTACTAATATAGAAACAGGGGAAGAAATACATTTTCCTAAAGGACACACTAGAGCAGGAGAGCCTCTATTTAAACGTAGGTTTATACCTGCAAGCTTATTTGACAACCCTTACCTTTCTGAAGGAGGCGATTATGAAGCAATGCTTCTTTCACTTCCAGAACATCAGAAGAAACAACTCCTCGATGGTAACTGGGATGTTAATGAAGGCGCTGCGTTCCCTGAGTTTAATAGACAAATACACGTAGTTGACACATTTAAAGTACCTACTAACTGGACTAAGTTTAGGGCATGTGACTATGGCTACGGAAGTTACACTGGGGTGGTCTGGATTGCAGTAGCCCCAGACGAACAATTGGTAGTGTATAGAGAGATGTACTGCTCGAAAGTTACCGCTACTGATTTAGCTGACATGATAATAGATGCAGAACGAGATGATGGAACAATACGATACGGGGTACTAGATAGTTCTCTGTGGCACAACAGAGGGGATACCGGTCCTAGTTTAGCGGAACAGATGAACATGAAGGGGTGCCGATGGCGGCCTTCAGACAGATCAAGAGGTTCTCGTATTTCAGGTAAGAATGAACTGCACAGAAGATTACAAGTAGATGAATTTACTGAGAACCCAAGATTGGTATTTATGGCTAATTGTACGAACATGATAGCACAACTACCAGCGTTACCATTAGATAAACGAAACTCAGAAGACGTAGACACAAACGCTGAAGACCACCTATATGACGCTTTAAGGTATGGTATTATGACAAGACCTAGAAGTTCTATATGGGATTTTAACCCAGCAACACAACGATCAGGCTTTCAAGCCGCTGATCCTAACTTTGGATATTAAATATGGCAGAAGTAAACGAACTTGCATTTGAAACAGACGATGTTGTAGCCGCAAAGAATGCAAAGGATAAAATCTTTGAATCCTCTACTGCGGTTGTTTCTTTTGTATCTGAACGATTTAAAAGGGCAGAAGATTCTAGGCAGGGGGATGAAGAGAGGTGGTTAAGAGCCTACAGAAATTATAGAGGTTTATATGGTCCAGATGTCCAATTTACTGAAACAGAAAAGTCTCGTGTATTTGTTAAAGTCACCAAGACTAAAACGCTGGCTGCTTATGGGCAGATCATTGATGTTTTATTTGGTAATAACAAATTCCCTCTATCTGTGGACCCTACTGTTTTACCTGATGGTGTTAGTGAGTCAGTACACATTAATATAGACCCAGCAGCAGAAGGGGGTTTGGATGCCTTAAAGGGAGCGTTTAACAATCCTCCTCCTAAACCTTATCTAATAGGCCCAGATACAGTATTACAACCTGGGGACACAATTAGAGACTTACAAAAAAGACTAGGTCCTTTAACGGATAAACTAGCTCCGGTGGGCGAGAAGATTATTGAGGGTGTAGGTACTACGGCTTCAACCGTTACTTTTCATCCTGCAATGGTTGCAGCTAAAAAGATGGAAAAGAAAATACATGACCAGCTTATAGAGTCTGGTGCATCTAAACATCTACGAAGCATGGCATTTGAGATGGCCCTGTTAGGCACAGGTGTAATGAAAGGACCTTTTGCTTTAGATAAAGAATATCCTGATTGGGATGAGGAAGGAACGTATGATCCTTTAGTTAAGACTGTGCCATCTACTAACCACGTTTCTGTTTGGAACTTTTATCCTGACCCTGAAGCGGCGAGTATGGATGATGCAGAATACACTGTAGAGAGACACAAGATGTCTCGCAATCAACTACGCAGCTTAAAAAACAGGCCCTTCTTTATGGAAGACGCTATAGAATTAGCAATTGATAAAGGGGCTGACTATCTCCAAAAACATTGGGAAATGAATATGGAAGACGATGACGCACACAACAATGCGTCAGAAAGATGGGAAGTCCTAGAGTTTTGGGGTTTCGTTGATATAGACATACTCGAAGATAATGGGGTTAGCATCCCTAAAGAATTACGAGATTTACCAGAAGTGAACTGCAACATTTGGTGCTGCAACGGGGAAGTGCTACGCATGGTATTGAATCCATTCAAACCTGCACGTATTCCGTATTATGCTGTACCATATGAGCATAACCCATATAGTTTCTTCGGCGTAGGTATCGCTGAAAATATGGACGATACTCAGACGT